ATTGCGGAGAACGCTGCGGCCTTCCGGGTTTCCCTTGTAGGGGCGTGTGCGAAAGAGCAGGGACTTCTCAATGGGGATGACAACCTCGTTGGCTGCGCCCGGGGCCAACTGGATCATGGCCTGCACGCCGCCCGTTGCATCGAATACCCAGCCATTCAGCGAGTTCTGGCCACGAATGGCGAACTTGCGCCATGCAATGTTGCCGTCAGTGAACTTGGACTTGCCGCCACTCCCTGCCCACATGCCGTTTCGGCGCTTGTAGACGATCTCATGCCACGACCAGCCGTAACCAAGCATCGACAGGATGTCAGACAACGCATCATGCCAAGGCTGGCTCATGTCATGCAGGGCCTCGTTGACAAACTTGGCATAGTCCTGATCCTGTGGGCTGGTGCTGGCCGGATCGACCCGCCATTCCACCTGACGAATGAGCATTTCAATGGCAGTGAGCGAAGCGCCGATAATGGCGTCGTTCGACATCATCTCCGTGTAAATCTTGGCAGCGTTACGCCCTGTGAGTTCTGTGAGGAACTCTTCGTAGATGTACCGGCCCCACTTCCTCAGACCGGTAACGCCCAACTCGTCGCCCATAGCGACACGCTTGGTCACCTTGGGAATGTTGGGGTTTTCAATAACGCTGCCGGTACCGGAAGCAATTACAGGGATGTTAGGCATCGACATGGGCAGAGTCTCTCATTAGAACGACGTAGGAATGCGCCAAGGCGAGGTTTCACGGGTGTTGCCACCGGGCGCTGGAATGAGCTTTGACCTCTGCATGTTACGAACGCTCCAAGCAAGAGCAGGCGCTACAACACTGTCAGGGGGATGCCCACCAGTCTTGAAGAGGTCTGTACGAGTGCAATACAGGTGTTCATGGTAGGCGAAGTCGATCTTGGGAGCAGACAACTCGTTTTCCTCCACCGCAGAGATGTACTCATTGAATAGCACCTCCCTGCTTCGTCCCACAAGCACAACATCGACAACCTTGGCCTGACGGCGTGGAAGGTCCAGCAAGTCCTTGATGACGTTTCCTAGCCCCGTAGCGTCGTGGACAAGGATTCCGGGGTATTCCATGACCCTGCGTGCTGCCTTGTCCACCATGTCGGGCCAGCGCTGCCTATTGACTCGCTCCCATGCCACGGTCTTCCACGGGCGGGTTCTGGTGTCGAAGGTCCAGATGATCGTCCAGTCCTTCTCCTTGGCCCAGTCGACGCCGGTGACGTAGGTGGTGCAATCAGGATCAGGCTGCTCAAAGACGATGTACTGGCCATTGTTGTCACGAATGATGTCCCCTGTGAACATGGACTCCACTGCTTCAGAGTCGAATGCACGCCCATCGAACGAGGGGGCCTGTAGGTCGTACTCAACCTCCCAGAATCGTTCCGGTACTTCTGCCTTCTTGCGTTCTACGTCTTCTAGGGTCAACCATCCCGGAAACTCAGGGGTTCCCACGCTCTCACGCCAACACCACTCAAAGACCGGCCAGTTCTTCTCTCTGGCACGAATGAGCATGGCACTCATGGTCTTGTCTGGGTACTGGTGAGTCGAAGACATCACAGTCTGTGCAGTGATGCCTCGTTTCGACATGGGCTGACCCTGTGCTGCTTCAAGGATGTCAAGGTCCATTTCATCGATCTCGTCCAAACGCAGTCTCTGAGGGTGAGGACCACGGACCGACCTAGAAGACGCCATAAGCGCCCGAATGTGCGCTCCATTGATCAGCTTCGTCTGGAAGGTCGTGGGCTTGTCTGAGAGCAACTGACGAGGCGCATAGGGAGCGTTCCAGAACGATTGCGTATGCTCATGCACGTTCAGGGACTGAGCAGCAGACCCGCCCAGCACCGAAGACTCTGCGCCGAGGATGACAGCCTCACACCACGACAAGAGGCCGACCTGAAACGACTTGCCACCAAAGCCCCGCGATGCCTTCCAGATCGACACAGGGGACTTGGCGAAGAATGCATCGCAGAATGCGTCGAATGGCGCACTGTGGTGCTGACACACTGCCACCCGGGGGATGCTGACGCCCACGACAGTCTTGACCCACCACCAAAGCTCTTCTTCGGTTTGCGGCCAGCGCTGGAACACAAGGCCCCCTGCTGTAGGGGGTGCGTACATGTCCTTTGTCGATCCCATGTCAACGACCAGTCAGTAGGTGGTGGACGGCGTTTGCCACAATGGCACGTTCCCGGCCCATTCGTGCCGTAACACTAGCCGCCTCTTGCATCTCTATGACCTGAGGACGCATCAGGGCGTATTCCTCAGAGAAGACGTACTTGATTCGTGCCTGCTCGTACATCAGTCGTGTGGCCTTCTGTAGAGCGATGGCATCCTGTGTGTGGGTTTCGATCAGTAGCTCAATCGCACCAACCGGTGACCCTGTCATGGGAAGCAAACGTATGTCAGTGTGAGCAAGAAGATGACAAACACGACACCGGCAGCCGCTAGGGGGAACCAGTCAGGCGATGATCCGTTTGCATTCATTGCACACCCCCAATGGAACGCTGGCTGTACTGAAGAAGTGGACGATCGTCTCGTCAGGGCCAATGCACTCACACACTGGAGGTGTGGGTTCGTCGTAGCCACCGTCTAGCAGTTCTGCCAGTTCCCGGTCGACAACGTCGTCCCACACCTCCCGCCGCCAATCTCCCATGTCAGTCGAACAGGGAGGTCTGAGTGGGGACGTACAAGCGCTGCTGGTTGTCGAACTGGTCCAGAGCCTCGCTGATACGACTCTCCAGAAGCCAGAGGAAGTTGTTGCGCTCGTCCCCCGCTGAGAAGCACTGGTCAATCAGGGTCATCAAGATGATCGCTGTTGGGTCCATCTGCTGCCCGGAGGTCTGCTGGATGCGGACAAGGCGCTGCTCGTTGCTATTGCGTAGTTCGTTGACAGCCTCTTCAGTCACCGCAACATCAGGGTGCATCTCAGTGGATGACTCTGTAGCTGGATGGGTGTCGGAGTTCTGCTCCTCGTTGTCCTGCATTGGGGTGTTCCTCTCGTTCGTGGATGGCGAATGCCATCATTGCTTCTCCGTAGCTATCGTGCCAACCGACCAAATTGCACTCAGGGCAGATAAATGGGTACTCATTGCTAACCGTCATTGGCCATCCTTGCAAGCAGTTCTAGGTGCGAATCGAATGCCTCTTCCATTAGGACCAATTCGTCCCCACCCGCAGCCTTAAGTAGCAAAGCGTTGTAGTGAGCGACAAGGTCAGGATTCGGCAGGGCACTGGCTTCCTCTTCAACTCCCGGCTTTTCGGCCAGATACAAGCCTGTCGCTTCAATTGCTGGTGTGAGCAGCATGATGTCGGTACAGGCCAGAAGAGCGTTTAGGGGACTCTGAGCCATGAGAGCGTCATTCAGGATCGTTGCCGTGGCCAGCAGTCGTCTCGCCCCCAGTAGATGGACAGCCATCACTAGGTCGTACTCAGGAGTCCCTTCACTCATTGCAGGGCTTCCGACAAAGCGTCGAAGAACGTGTCCACTACGTCTTGGTCGAATTCGAACGTGGCTTCCACCATGTCCAGTGAGTCCCAGTCGTGCTGTTCGACCAGAATCTTGGCGATTGACACTTCGTCTAGTTCCGGGTCAATCGTGATCGATACCTCAGTTGCCGCTAGTAGCAGGGCTTCCTTGATGCTGCTCATTGCCGTCTCCTGTGTTGGGGTCTTGAGAAGGTACACCAGACGAGGGGGTGTCGTCTACTGCTTCCGAACGAAAGTCTAGCCACCTATCGATCAGGGCAAGTGTGTCCTTCTCTTCGTTGAAGGACTTGGCTGCATACAGCCGGACAGACAGGTACCTAAGCGCTCGTTCGCACGTATCTAGGTCTGGTGCAGACATACATCACGATTCCTCGCATAGGTGGACTATGTCGTCAATCAAGAACCTGATCTCTGACAGGGTAAGTTTGCCCCTTAATAGCCCATCAGTGAACACATCATTCTCGTCATAGCCCCACAGCAGTGCCAGAAGCTTCTCTGTGACTGCCCCATTGGCAAACACCCCCGATGTTGTGTAAGTGAAGGCAATAGGCGAAGCGATAGTAGATGGAACCTTTGACTGCTCTTCCTCTCTGGTGCGTATCCCTGCAAGAAAAGCGTCGTATTGGCTCATTAGTCCTCCCAAGTGTCAACAACGATTGGATGCCCATTTAGGCCCGACTTCACTACCTTGACCATTATCGGGTCAGGGGCCAATCTAAGGCCGTTTCCGAGGCAACCACGGCATGCAAGCGATACGACCACACAATCGTCCTCCGGGTGCGTACACGACTGCACTGGGCATAGTGCCCACATTTCGACTTCAGACACTTTCCCTCCTCCACTTGGTCATGTTGATGAGATTCACTGTCCACCA